GCTCTAACATGTCCTGGCATGTTTGCTTTGCCTTGCTTTTCTTCAAGTCGTTGATAGTGTCCAATTTTGTTAGCACGTTTAGGCGAACCTTTTTCAAATCCTGGACGTTCTGAAAATTCTTTTCTAAATTGTGTAATGCGTTCTAGAATATCTTTTTCATCTTTTTCTTGCAGTACCATCATAAGTACTTCACTTAAAAACTCTTGCATAAACACAGGTGTATCTGATCTACGCAAGTCTAAGCCCATTGCTTTTACTTTACCCGGCTTTCCATCTACATCAGAACGGAAACCTTCTACATCATACACTAGTGCGGCATAACGTTTCTTTGTAATGTATAGTCCGCTTTCAGCAACAATTTCTCTACCTGCCGCAATAACATCACTTCTTGATTCTGGGCAGTGAAATGCTTCAGCCATAAAGTCACTAAATGTACTATTTGCTTCATCTGCTATTTGATCATAAAGTGTGATTACATTTTCTTTTGTCCAAGGCAATTCTCCTCTATCAATTTGTTCTTTTAGAGTAGGATATGCACTAAAATATACAGAATCTGTATCACCGTATATAACACTTTGTCCAGTGTGATCATATGTACCAGTAATAACTTTGTTTACTTCTGCACTCATATGTTTAACAATAGTCCTACCTGACAATGTAGTTGATTGTCCAATGCGTTTATCAAAGAACCTACAACCAGGATTCAAAATAGCACCATACAAACTATTTAGGTTAATTTTCTTTACTAGCTGACGTTTATCCCAAAACGCAATTTCGATATCATTTCCTGCGTCTTTTGCTTTCTTAAGCATTGCCTGTAATTCTTTACGTTCTGAATACCAACGCTTTAGGATACCTGGAATAACACCTTCAAACTCTGTTGTAAATATTGTACCGTTTGAACTTAGCATCCAGGGCATGTTACTATCAAATATAAGTTTGTTGATTTCAGCACCGCTCATTACACGACTGTCGCCATTTTCAAAATCAACAGTAATAGAAACATCTTTACGTTTTTCCATAACTGCTTCATACTCTTCTGTACTAAAACGTCCTTCCCAACTACCTGCAAAACTCTTCTTTTTAAGTGTCATATCTTCATGTATACGTGCTTCTGTCATCACAGGACGTAGTTGTCCTACAATAGTTTCCGGCGCCATGTTAAGAGCTCTAATTACACTAGGATACAGACTGTTCAAGTCCATTGAACCAATCCATTTATGAACTCCTTTTTTAGGAAATGCAACATAAGCACCTGCGGCCGCTGTATTTTCATCATCACGTTTTGGTCTATTAGGAACTTGTAGTCCTCTGTGATGTGCTTCGTTAATGATTGCTTGTTCTGTAACTGCTACTGCACCCATAGTTGTCTGTAGCAAAACAGTATTTGCGTGTGCAAGTTCGTTACTAAGATCAATAAATCTTAGTTTTTTGTCCAGCTTGTCCAGTAGTGCAACGTCTTGTCGGTTGTATTCGATAAACGTTCTGAAGTCATTGTTATAAAGTTGATCGAGTGTGCCTTCATACACAGTTTTCTTTTCACCAACTTCAAGTTCTCCAATAGCATCAAGCCTGTAAGTGTGTCTTTCTTCATATGTGTATTTACGATATAATTCCAAACTATCTAAATGCACTCTACCTACTAGGTCATAGGTTTCAGCTGATTTACCATACTTTTCATATTCACGTTTCTTAGGAAGTTGTTTCCACAAACAGAAACGTCTTGTATCATCTTTGCTTAATACACGACTTACACGATTAACAGTATACGGAATATCATAACCTTCACTGTTCCAACCTGATATTACATCAGCATCTTCAATTATGTCGAGAAATGCTTGTAACATATCACCTTCTTTAGCATAGAGATATGTGTTGTCAAAGTCTTTGACTTGTTCTTGTGCTTGTTCCATACTAAGTGTTTTTGGAGGTACAGCAAAAGTTACAAGTGCGTCCATCCACTGTAAATGTACAGTAATAGCAGTGATTGGCATAAAAGGATCGCTTGGATCAGCAAATCCACGTTCCGGATCAAAGTCAGTCTCAATGTCGAAAAATGCAATGTTTAGTTTAGGAGCGTCTTGATTGAGATAGTTTTCACTTAGACATTGAAAAATTGGATTAATATCTGATTCAAATAAATCCTTGTTCTTATTAATTGCAACTTCTTTACGAAAGTCTTTGGTGTTTTTACAAACTATTCGTTGTAATGGATCGCCGTAGACACTTTTGTACTTGCCTCTAGGATCTTTATAATAAAATGTATATTTTGCTGGATATTCGTGGAAATGTCTTTTTCCATCTTTTCGTTCTACAACTCTAATCAGATCTTGGTCGCGATCAAATAATGCATCTACGTAACTCATTCATTCTCCTCGTTGTTTATGGCCAACGTACCATCTGCATGCCTATATTAAAACGGCGTGTATTGTTATATTAACAAATTTTTTCAATATTGTCAACAACTATTTTAAATATTTTTTTGTTGCCTTCTTCTGAATAATGATTTTCTTTGCCTTTGTTTGCCTGCCAAAAATTACTAAAGTCTAAATGATTGTCTTCCCATATAAAAAACTTAGCTATTTCTATATGTGACATACTTAAATAGTTTTTCTTTGCTAATAAAGTATATATTTCTTTTCTAAAAAGACTGTAGATAGTTTGGTAGTAGTTATCATCATAATGATGTTCGAAGTATCCTTTCGCCGCTTTCAAACTTGGATTTAAAAAACTACTTCTGTTTTCTATATCACTCCAAATTAAATCACAGTCTTTGTGTAATTCTTCTCTTGGCAACGGATGTTTTAATGTGTGTACTCTACTTGGGCTAGTATGACTTACAATAATTGCATCGTATTCGTCTAGTTTTGCATTTTGTATTTGTTTTAAAATTTTATATTCACTAATGCCTGCTTGGGCAACATTTGTAACATCAAATTTATCTGCAAGAAGTTTTGGCCAACCGTTTATACCTGGCCATTCTGCCGCAAAGCTATCCCCTGCAATTAATACTTTCACAGAACTAATCCTGCTACGTAAATAAAGGTCAAACCTGCATTCATTACAATAAGACTTTTTTCTTTCCATAGAATACCAACTAGTATCCAAAGACTATTGCTAATAATGAATGCCCAAATGTACAAAGGGTAGACATTAAAGGCGGCTAGTGTTGCGGCTGTTAACAGACATGCTGTACTCAGCCACGCTAGCCATTGATAGGGTTTTACCACCATGAAGCCGCAACTCCATATCCAAACACATTTATAACAGCAAAGTATCCTGTAAGTAACATTACCCATGCCGCACCTCTTCGTACAGATGCGTAGCACTGTGTTACCGATCCTACAAAGAAGAACGGATAAACAATTAACATATTAGGATCTAATGCAGTCAAAGCAAGTGTTAAACTCGCTGTCACTGTAAAAACAAAACTGATAAGTTCAAATGCAAATGCAACTTTATCAGACTTGTAGCTATTAATCCAAAAGTCTTTTACTTTTTGCATTACACTTTGTCTTTGCCAACTGTTACAACAAGTGTTTCTAAATCGTCAAACTCAGTTGCAACTCTCTCCCAATCAGCTTTTTGTGCAATTTTAATTGCCTTGTTAATTAAACTTGGTTTTACGTCAAGTTCTTCTGCTACAGCTTTAACAGTATCTTTCAATCCTGCTTGTAGGTCTTCAATTTCTTGAAGAACTGTAACGCCTTCATTAACTAGCCTTTCTAGTTTTGCCTTTTCTTCAGGGCCGTATACACGGTTACTCATAGTAAGCCTCCATTTGTTATTGTAGTATTATATAATAATTATGAGTATTTGTCAAGTAGTTTTTGAAATGCTTCTTCAAAACCTTCTTCATAGTCTGCTAAAGGAGCACCATTACTTCCGTCAATCCATAATCTTTTGAAATATCCGTTTTGTGAAGCAATAATCGTCTCGTGGGTAGTGTTTATATGTCCTTTGACCATCCAGAATAAACGATATGCTTCTTTGTTATTTCTTATTTCTTCCTGCACAGTGGGCCTTCTGGCTGAAACCTTTTGGATTATTACAATTTATAGAGCGTTTGTACTTTTTACTCCATTTTTCGTCAACTGACTCGCCCTTTTTCTTTTTAGCCATATTTGTAGCAATAGCATAGATCGCACCTTCTGGATCCATCCCTTTTTCTTTAGCCCATTTTGCTATATTTTTTTTGGCTTTTGGTTTGTCAAGAATTTTATCAGCAGTCTTGTGTGCTTTTTTGATTGTTTTTTTGTCTAGTTCCGCAAAACGCATGACTACATCTTTACGCAGTTATCAACAGTCTTGCCGCCTTTTTTCTTTGTGCCCATGCGCTTGTAGCCCTTCCAGCATACTTTGCCATCAACACCTTTTTGCTTTTCTTCTGGTAATGATTTGTAACTAGGCTTACCGCATTCTGGACATAAACTTTCAGCTTCAACAATATCTGCTACACTTTCTGCAAGTTTTTTTGATAATACATCTTTATAACTTTCTGATGTAAAACTTGGATTGGATTTCCAATCTGATTGTTGTGCTGATGCCGCCGCATTTACTTCAGGAGAACTAGTAATTCCTGCTTTTAGCGGTTTGTTTTTTCTTTCGTAAATTTTATTTCCACAACAACCGCACTCTTTACCTACTTCTGCCATTGTATGATTGCCACCGCAGTGTCCACAACCAGCTTTACAACCACAAGTAGCAGGACTTTCTTTAGCTTCGTTTGTTGTTTCGAATTTCATGTCGTAATCCATAGCATGATACACAGAACCAATATAGTCTGCGGCTTTTGTAATTTTAGATTGTTGCCAACCTTCCATACCTTCTGCTTCGCTTACACCTTTTAGCATGTCGTGAAGTTTAATAGCATACTTGGCAATTTTGTATAGTTCTGCTCTTGCCATTTGTACTTCATGATCACGTTCGGCCATGTCAGCCATATCAGCAAGTCCGCCTTCTTTAACTGCTTGTTTGTTTTTAAGTTCTGCTTCTCTCATAATTAACTCCGGATTACAGTAGTATTTATCTACTTTTTCTTTTTTAAATACTTGTCCTTGATAGCACCTTTTTCTTCTTCGCTTGCGCCATCTCTACCAGCTTTTTGTAGTGCTTCAAACCCTTTTTTACCATACTTTTTAATACCAGTATAGCGTTGTAAGCCACTTTCATCAGTTTCAATATCTTCTTTTTTCTTTTTCTTCTTTTTAGGACCTGTTCTTGATTGTATTGCTCCTATAGGCATTGCTACAGCCGCTACGCCACCAGCTGTTGTTTCATTTAAAAGTTCACTTATCTTCATTTTCTACACTTTCTGCAAAGATACCTTCTTTGCGTTCTTGCTTTAACCATATGTGATCTTTAATAATTAACTGTTTAGACTCTGTGCTACAATGTGGTAACATACCAGTAACCCACAATCCACTTTCATATACACATGGTTGTATGTATTTACCGTTTATAATTGACATTTAAGTAACTCTCCATTGTCATACATACGTTTTAGATCACTTGTTTGTAGTTTCATATCGAAACTACATCCTAATATGAATCTATCCTCATTTGTTTGATTAGTTACACCGTGTGGAGTACGTGTGTCAAAACAAATAGGATCAGTATAACTAATTTGTTCTAAAATTTCACTGTGTGGATAAAATCTACTTTCAGGAACTTCGTCAAAGTTTTGACTAGGACTTATAACAGTTACAGGATCTGTCCATTCATAGTGATCTAAGCTACTACCTGCAAAGTTACCACAAATAGGAATATTGATTGTACAACCGCTTTCGTAATCTGTGTGCGGACCAATAATTTGTGTTGCTTTTACTCTGTTGAAATTAACTCTAACAATAATATCGCCAGCGTTTTGAAATATTGTGTCTAAAATATCTAGTGTGTCATCGTCTGGTAAACCTACAAAAAACTTAAAACGGCCTGTACCAAACCAT